TTTCGGGTGTAAATTACATTCACTACGCTCTGCGCCGCGCCCCCGGCTTTTTTGATGTGGTTTACTACACGGGGACGGGTTCTAGCAGAACTGTAGATCATAATCTCAAAGCAGTACCAGAGTTAATGATTGTGAAACGTAGAGACACTACCGCTGATTGGCAAGTGTATTACGGTGTTGGAACTGAATACATGGTTCTTAATAGCACTGCTGCTAGAGTTACAAGTAATACTGATCGTTGGAATAGCACCGTTCCTGCTTCTTCAGTGTTTAGTCTTGGCACAAGCACAACAGTTAATGCTTCAGGTGGTACTTATGTTAATTACTTATTTTCATCTTGCACAGGTGTAAGCAAAATTGGAACATACACCGGCACAGGAACAACACTAGCAATCAACTGTGGCTTTACCGGTGGTGCTAGGTTTGTGTTGATTAAGCGTACTGATAGCACTGGTGATTGGCACGTTTGGGACACTGCACGAGGAATTGTTAGTGGTAACGATCCTTACTTGTTGTTGAATAGCACCGCTGCTGAAGTAACAACTACTGATTGGATTGATCCTGTGTCTACTGGATTTGAGTTGAGTTCAACTGCTCCGGCAGCACTTAACGCTAGCGGTGGCACTTACATTTATCTTGCAATTGCTTAGGAGTTAACATGGAGATACGAATCAGAACCACTGGCGAAGTAATCACAGAGTCAGAGTTTCGTCAACTATACAAGAATACTTCGTTTCCTCCGCAGTTGTCTGAGGAACTGATTAACTCTTTTGGTGGTGATGTGGTGTTTGAATCACCAACACCGGAGACAGGAAGATATGAGATTGCTTTCCGTGATGGTGTTCAGTTAATTGGTAACAAGTGGTTTACAAAGTATTCTAAAGTTACTCTTGATGAAGACGCTATTGCTGCTAAAGATAACCAACAAGCCTCTAGTGTGCGCTCAGAGCGTAACCGTAGGCTTAGTGAATGTGATTGGACTGTGTTGACTGATTCACCTGTAGATGTAAATGCATGGAGCGCTTACAGACAATCACTGCGAGATGTACCAGACCAAGCAGGATTTCCCTGGGATGTTCAATGGCCTACTAAACCGGAGTAAACATGGCGCTTGAGCATATGAACCACACTGTTAAAGTTGCAGGAGATGCCGTGTCAATATTTACGGTTGTTGCTACATTGTCACAGGCGCTACCTGCAATAGCGGCTCTAGTGACTATTATTTGGACAGGTATCAGGATTTTTGAGACTGCCACAGTTCGTAAACTACTTGGAAAGGAGCCTCTCAATGAAGAAGGACAAAGTAAGAAAGGTGATGCGTGAGTATAAAGAAGGTACTCTGCATAGCGGTAAAGGAGGCCCTGTAGTGCGTAGTCGTGACCAAGCAATTGCTATTGCGCTTAGTGAGGCAAGAAAGAAGAAGAAAAAGAAATGAAGATATTTATTGCTATCATGTTCATATGTCAAGGTGGCACTTGTGGCTTTCTACAGTCTGAAGATTTCTATTATTCAGAGAAAGAATGCTTGGCTGTTCTGCAAAGCGGAATGAATGATGCCAAGCAATCCACAAACGCTGTTCAAGGTATCTGTATTGATGTAGACCTTAAAAAGAGTTCATAATGTCTGCTGCTACCTATCTATCTCTTGTCAACAATGTTCTTGCAAGACTGCGGGAATCACAAGTTAACAATGTATCTGATACTGAGTATTCTATTCTTATCGGTAAACTTGTTAATGACTCCAAGCGCGAAGTAGAAGATGCGTGGGATTGGGAGTGTCTCAAGACTTCATTCAATGTCACTACTTCTAACGGTGTGTCAGAGTATGCAGTTACTAACCTCGGCACTCGATTCAAGATCATTGACCAACCGCTAAATATGACAAGTCGTGGTGCTTTGATTTACCGTCCTTATAGTTGGTTTACAGAGAACCTTACTCTTAATCCTACTCCAGCAGCCGGTACTCCAGAGAACTATACATTCCACGGTACTAACAGTAGCGGTGATATCAAGATGCTTCTGTATCCTGTGCCTAATGGTGTGCAGACTATTCGTCTTAATGTCATCAATCCTGAGCCTGAGTTGACTACTAACACTTCAACAACTTTGTTACCTGACACTGCTATTACTGCATTGGCGTGGGCTAAGGCTATCGAAGAGCGTGGTGAGGATGGTGGTGTTAATGTCAATAGCCAATACGCTGTTGCAAGGCAGATTCTTGCAGACACTATTGCTATGGAAGCCAATCGGTATGTTAATACTACTTGGGATGCTGTGTAATGGCTTTTGAAAACAAGCAATTACAATCACTGGCAATTACTGCACCAGGATTCTTTGGTTTAAACAAGCAGGATGCGCCGGTCAATATGAATAACGCTTATGCTTTGACTGCTAACAATGCAGTCATTGATAAGTTTGGTCGTATTGGTGCTAGGAAAGGATGGGTCTACAGAACTAACACTGGAGGCACTGGTTCTAACATTGATGCAATGCTTGAGTTTGATAACTTTGATGGTTCATACACTGTAATTAGTGCCGGTAACAACAAGATTTACACCGGCGAGACAACTCTTACTCAAGCAGTTGTTAGAAACAGTAACAATACCGCAGACCTTACATACAACATTACAGACAACAATTGGCAGATTATTCAGGCGCAGTATGAATCTGGATTAGACAGGTCAGCACATGGTTATCTTGTTCAAGCGGGTCATCCTACTCTTGTGTATCATAAGTTGCCTAGCGGCGGTGGTGGTGGTCATAGTCATGCAGGCCCATTTGGGTTTCAGCGTTTCGCTGATGTGGGTAGCCTTCCTACTGGATACACTGCTACTACTTTTACCCCAAACTGCGCTCTAGGTGCTTATGGTAGGACATGGTTTGCTGATATTGGTAGTGACAATCTCACAATCTATTATTCTGTGTTGCTAGATACTAGCGATCTATCTAGTGCCGGTAGCGGACAAATCAACATTGAAAAGGTGGTTCCTAAAGATGACAAGATTGTTGCACTTGCAGCACACAATAACTTCTTGGTTGTTTTCTGTCAAAACACAACTGTATTGTATGCCAATGCTGACAATGTTTCCAACATTGCTTTGGCTGATGTCATTAACGGTATTGGGTGCATTGCAAGGGACACTGTTCAAAACATTGGTACTGATCTGTTGTTTCTGTCTAATAGCGGTGTGCGTAGCCTCGGTAGAACAATACAGGAAAAGTCTGCACCTGTAAACGATGTCACAAGGAATGTCCGAGATGATCTTTTGTCGTATCTTGCTATTGAGAACAAAGCAAGGATTCGTAGTGTTTACTATGAGCCTGATGCTTTCTATCTACTAACACTTCCAGCATCTACATTTACCTATTGTATTGACCTTAGACAGAAACTTGAAGATGGTTCTAACCGTGTAACCTTTTGGTCTAACATCAGTCCACGAAGCCTTTGTACCACGGTCAATCGTAGGCTTTTGATTGGAAAGACTAACGGAATAGCAGAATACACAGGTTATAGTGACAACAGCACCTCTTATGTGTTTTCTTACTATTCACCGTATCTTGACTTTGGTAGTCCCTCGATTACCAAGATGCTAAAGAAGATTGGTATAACAGTTGTTGGTGGACAAGGAACTACCTTTGATGTTCGATGGGCCTATGACTATCAAGGTAACTATAAAACTGTTCGCGCTGATGTGGTTGTTGGAAGTGTATCAGAGTACGGAATAGCGCAATACAACATTGATGAATACTCCTCGTCGGTATTCATTGACAACATTAAGAAACAGTTGTCTGGTAGCGGTAACATTGTTCAGATTGGTATTGATAGTCTTATCAACGGAACCGCAGTTAGCATTCAAAAGATTGATATTTACGCCATCACAGGAAGGACAATATAATGGCAATTTCAGTTCAAGATGTTCAAAATTACCTAGCAGCCAATCCTGGTCTTAGCGACTCTCAGATCGCTGCGGCTATGACACAATACAATGTATCTCCGGCTACAGTTGCTGCTGCTACTGGTGTTCCTGTTGCTGATGTTGCTTCACGGTTTGAGGCTGCTGCTAGTAATGGCGGTGGAATGATGACAGGCGGTGGTGGTTCTGCCGTGTCTACAGGAACATCAGCAGCACAATCAGTATCGCCGTCTGTAAACACAGGAGTGCCTATGGATAGTCAATCAGTTGCTATCCGTAACTTTCTGTCCGCTAATCCTAATATGTCGGATGCTCAAATTGCTTCTGCAATGGATCAGTATAGCATTTCTCCACAGATGATGGCTACTGCTGTTGGTGGTAATGCAAATGACATCTTCCAAAGATATCAAGCAGCCGGTGGAATGATGACTGGTTTTGGGCCTTCTAATAACTTTAGATCATCAGAACCACAACGATCTACTCTTACAGTTTCCTCTGGATCAGGTGCTTATGGGTTTCAAAACGGTGCGCCGATACTAAACAATAACCAACTGAAGTCAATCCTTGGCAATGAGATGATGGCTACTCAAGCCGAGGACTATGGCTTGATTGCTGGCGATGGCAGGTATGTCCCTTCTTCAGTAGCAGATACTCTTGGCTGGAATCTTTCGTCTAAAAATCAAGGCAAGATTCTTACTGGTGCTGCTATCCACGGAGTTACTGATAGCGTTGCTAACGCCACTAGGCTTCTTAACACTTTGGATCAATGGAACAATCTTCCAGCAGACAGGAAAGCAGAGATTGGTACTATTGGGAACTTCTTTGGTGACTTGGCATCAAGGGAGGAGGCATTAACTGGTAGGTCGGTGCAGATGAGTGGTGATCAAGAAGCAGAAAAAGCACAGAACTATCTTAACTCTCTTAGAACTGCTGCTGAAACTCTTAAACTTGATCCCAATCAGTCAGGTGCTAACCTTCTCAATTCTGTTAACCAAGCAGAGAACCGAGTAGTTGTTACTGGTAGAACTAACTCTTGGGGACAGAATGCTAGTGGAGCAGACAAAGAACACGCTGCTGTAGTCTATACGCCGGATGCTTCTGGAAGGTTGGTTGCCGCGTCTAATGTTGAAAAGTTTGATGCTAGTGATCCTAAAAGTAAAAGCGCATTTCAGAACATTGCTTCTGGTATTGGTAACATTGCAAGCATTCCTCCGATCACAGCAGCACTTTCCTCTTTTGGTGCTCCTTTTATAACAAAAGGACTTACATCTTTACTAGGCCCAACTCTTACACAAACTCTTGGTAAAACTGTTTCAGATAACCTTATCTCTGCAATGAGTAAAGGTGTTGTTTCTGGCGCTATTACTGGCGCTGCTACCGGAGATGCTGAAAACGCTCTTTGGGCTGCTTTGTTAACTACTGGTGGAGATTACGCGCTAAGTTCTGGTCTTGTAGGCGATGTAATGGACAAGATGGGTTTGGGAGATGTAAGAAATAAACTTAACATCGGCAACAGCACTAATTTTACAAATGGACAAGGCGCTTGGCTCGGAGAAGGTGTTTCTTCTGGTATAGATGAGTGGGATCAAGCATTACTAGACGCTGGTGGAACACTAAACAGTTCTTCCCTAAACTCTCTTAATAACGGCACTAACACAAATGCTGGAACCAATGTTCTTAGCCAAGAAGATATCAACGATAGTTTTTGGAAAGAATTGCTAGGTACTGGTGCTGCAACTACTGGAACAAAGGTTCTCACCGATCTTGCTACAAAAACAACAACCGATTTTCTTACTGACCAAGGAAAGAAAATAGTTGATACTCTTACCGGAGGAGGCGACAAAACAAATATTGACTGGACTAAGTTGCTTACTGGTGGGGCTAACGCTGCTGTAGATTGGGCATTGCTTAACCGCTTTGCTAACGAAGCCTCTCAAACTGGTCAGAATCTAGCCAATGCCGCTACCACTGCTGGACAAGCAGCACAAGTACCGTTTACTCCTTACACGGTTACTACAGGTGCTGGAACTAGCAGAGTAGGCCCAGGTGGTGCTACTGCTACCGCTGCACAGCCTTACCAAAATATCCGCACATCAGCACAGCAACGCTCTCTTGAGGCTCTTGGCGCTATTAATCCTGCTCAAGCATCTCAGACAATGTTTAACCAGATGGAAGCATTGGCTGCACCTGGTCGTGAGCGTGAGCGTCTTGCTATGGAAGAAAGGATGGCAAGGCAAGGATTGTTTGGTGTTGGTATGAATATGCCTACTGTTGGTGGTGAGGTAAGAACTGTTAATCCGTTGCTTGAGTCTATGTTGTCTGCTCAGGCTACCGGACGCGCACAACAGGCACTTGCATCTACTCAGTTTGGTACACAAGAGGCTCAAAGGTTGCAACAGTTGTCCGCTGGATTGCAAGGACAAGCAACTGGTATCAATGACATGGAACAAGGGATGTTGACAACTGCCGGTAACATTGGTAATATGCAGAACCAGTTTAACCAAACTAACGCTGCTCGTCAACTACAAGCAACGCTACAAGGTTTGCAATATCGTCAGTCTCCTGAGATGTTGGCGCTACAGGCAAGGCTTAATGCTGCTTCTGGTCTAGGCACTGCTGCTACAAATGCCGCTGGTGGTCTTTTGAGTCGCGCTATTAATTACATTCTGTGAGGTATTAATATGGCACAAAGTATTGTAAGTTCTTTGTTTGGAGTTCCTGTCGATCCTATTGAAAGGATAAGGATGACTGAGGCTAGAGGGCCAGAACAAGCAATTAGTGGTCTTATCTCTGGTCAAGGAGCATCACTTAGGCAGAATGTAAACAGGATGTTTGGAGTAGTGCCTCCACAAGAGAAACTACAACAGATTATCCAACAAGCATCACAACAGGTTGATCTTGGTACTCCTGAAGGTATGTCTAGACTTGCGGATGCGCTGGCTCAACATCCAGAGTTTGCTGGTATGTCTATGGGCTTGAAACAAGAAGCCAACAATATGCGTCC